ATTTGCTTTCGAATAAATTCTGGCAATATATTTCTAGGATTTCCTGATTTTTCTAACTGATGTATTTTTACAGATTTTGCATAACCATTAGTACCATGCGAATAACCTATCTCATTTGTTTCTTGATTAAAAGCAGTGTTTTGCCAAGCTTCAAAATATGTTCTAACACCATAATCATTCAGACATAGAAAAGTGCAAGAGATATCTGTCACTGCATATCCAAAAGCTACTCTTTCTAAATGAGAACCAATTAATCTTTCATTACTTAAAATCTGCCTGCCAGGTAGAATTATGTCTCTGCATAGGACATTAAGTTCTCTACCATCCAGACTAGCTCCATCAATACGAGGCAGTTCTACAGAGAAGAGATTTGCACGAGCTAATCCTCTCTTTTGATTCACTTTAGCTTTTAAATCTTCAATAGCTGCCATTAGATTACCTTCCTAGAATCTTTATATACTTGAGCTTTCGATCCTTTTTGGAAATCAGCTGTTGGTAAAAATGTAGCGATTTCCCATTCAGGTGCAGGTACGAGTGCGAGACGGCTTCTTATATTAGAAGTCAAATAATGTTTTACGCATGGCTTATAATATTTAAATTTAGCAGCGGCTTTCATCATTCTATAACTAACCATAAATCTCGTATCGTCGGTGTACATTTTATTGTTAGCAGTATCTATCAACGCATCTAAAAATTTAGCTCTTAAAACTGGTGGAATGTAGTGTAGGTTCATTCCTAAAAAGCCACCTTCGGCTTTGTCTAATACGATTACCAGAGGAAAGCTGTCATAGTATGGTAAAGTTTCTTTATGCTTAGGATCATAGAAGAACATATACATTGAACCAATCACTTGACGATTCTTTAATTGAATAGGCTCTTCTTTCATCAGAGCATTTCTATTGACTCGACCAAGTTGTCCAGCTTTACGACGAAACCAGTTCCTAGATTCTGTGGTTCTAGGAGTGATACCTTTACGAAATGCTTCCATTTCGAGTTTTTGAAATAAGTTTGACATAAATCTATTTATTCTTTTTTCTCAGAGGTTTTAACGGTTTTATTGTTTTCTTAGGATTAGGTAATATGCCCATTTTTTTAAGTGTGTTCTCGGTCCATATCTGGAACTCGTAGTTGTTATCCTTCGCATATTTTTGAGCAGCTGCCCATTTATTCATATTCTTAACGTATGTCAAACCCTCGTTGATATATCGTTTTGTTTTTCTACCATTAAATTTTGGAGGAGATGTTTCTTTATCTGGCTTAATTTCAACAAGAATAGTTTTACCATTCTTAAACGTAATCTTAAGATCCATGAAGTATCTATGGTATTTTTTATCTACATCATAAAAGTACGGAATAACAGTTTCTTCACTTGACCAATGCTTTACATTAGGATTTTCATCACACCAACGAAACGAATGTTTCTCCCATAACGATCTAAATATTACACTATCGGCATCACCTCTGTATTTAGATCTATTTTTAACCCTATAATGTCCAGAATATGCCATCGTTTTCCATATAAATAGTTTTAACTTTTTGGTATTTATTAAGGATATAAAAATGTCAGGACCGTCTACTCGGCCAAAGGTCAGACCAACAGATAGGATCAGTCTAAAATTTCCAATAGAAGATGAAAATCTTTATAAAGGCCGGATCATATTTAAAGCCTATAAAGAAGATTATAAGACTCTTGTAAAAACTGGATTTGATTTAGTTGATGGCTCTTCTATAGCAGATCCTAACAGAATACCGGAAACGAATAGAGTTATTTCTGCTCCCGCGGCAGAAGCTAATAAAAAAAGAATAGACGAACTTTACAGATCCTCGGCTGATAATGATACACGCAAAGCTCTTCCCAGAGAAATAGGAAATAATAGTACGTGTACTTTATTTTTACCTGGTGCTTTACAGTTTCAAGATAGAATAGAATATACTAACGTCGATCTTAATATTATTGGTGCTGCCGCGGCCCGAGCAATTACGGCTGGTGGATCAGGAAAAGAAATATTAAAAAATTCACTTAGAGAAGCATTACCTAATTTTGAATCTTTACAATCAGCTTTTAGAACAGGATTAAAATCAGAAGCTGCTCAGGTTGCTGCATTAAGAGTTTCAAATAAGCTTAGTCCGGAATTGACAGGTGCACTTGAAACTTCTACCGGTATTACTTTAAATCCTAACAGAAGACAAACTCTAAAGGGTGTAGGTATTCGGCAGTTTGTATTTACCTTTAAACTTATTCCTACAACTCAACTAGAAGCGAATGAGATAACACGGATTATTAAATTCTTTAGATCTGAAATGTATCCAGATACTTCGGCCGAAGGACTAGAAGCAGCATTAAAATTTCCAAGTAAATTTAAAATTAGAATGATGTATGGTAAAAAACAAGTTACTACTGGAATATTGCCTTGTTTTCTAGAAAATGTAAACGTAGTTTATAATCCTACAAATACAGGTTTTCACAGTGACGGTGCAGGCGGTGCTGATTTTCAAGAAACAGATATATCATTATCTTTCATTGAAGAAAGAGCATTGACTAAACGCGACATCGTATTCGAGGAGTATTGATCATGAGTTATTTTAGAAACTTTCCACTTGTAGATTACAATTTTGGTAATGAAATATCACCGGCTTTATTTCAAAATTTGACTACATATGTAGATCTAGTTGATAGAGTCTCAGAAGATATTAGTGTTTATGAAACATACACTATTATGGACGGTGAAAGACCAGATTCTTTATCATACAAATTGTATGGTTCGACAGATTACTATTGGACATTTTACTTCTTAAACGAAAGCCTAAGAAGACAAGGCTGGCCTATTGGCCAACAAGAAGTATATACGCTAGGTGCAAAATATTATCCGAATACTGTTGTTTCGACAAAGGATGCTCTTACTGAAATTGATAATGATAGTTTTAATAAATTTTATTTGAATGATATTGTCGCAACAAGAGATGCAGGATCTCCTGGTTCTAATCCTTCTTTTGCTAATCCAGGATTTAAAGGGAGATTGCTAGAAAAAAATTTAGATTTGGGGCAACTGACGATTGAGCCTATCATTGAAATTAGAAGTATTTCAATTACAAATGGTGGATCAGGTTATACTACTACGCCTACGATAACTATTTCTGGAGGAGATGGTACCGGTGCTACAGTTCAAGCTGTTACCTTATCATCAGGTGTTATTACAAGTATTTTATTGAGTAATAAAGGAAGTGGTTATACAGCGGCTCCGACAATAACTATATCCGATCCTGACACGGCAGGCGGTACAACGGCTACTGCTACTGCAACTCTATCAAGCAATACTTTACCAGAAGGCACTACTCTTTATAGTTTTATTGGTGTAGAAGATACTGATTTGTGGGGAACAAGTAATAAGTTAAAATCAATAAACGCAGATTCTGTTGTGACACAATTAAATGCTGTTCATCATTATGAGGATGCGGATGGTAATTGGGTGGATTTGCCGGTTTATGGTTCAGGTTTCGGAGTTAATATAACTGCTGTTGGAACTTCAGGCAAAACACCTGTTACCTATCTTGAAAGACTGAGATCAGAAAATGATGCTTTAGCCCAAATAAAAGTGTTTAAACGTTCTATGGTAGATAGAATTAATACAGAATTTCAAAAACAATTGAGAGTATAATGCCGCAAGCAGTACATTCAGCCGAAAAAGTTGATATCATTAGTATTGAACTAAATTCAGATAGATTCAATAAACCTCTTCGTTTGTTTGGAACAGAAAAGGGCGCTGCTTCAATCGTAGCTGAAATTAATGTATATGAATCTATTACTACACCATATTTAACTGGTGATATGGTTTTAGTTGATGATCACGATATTTATAGATTGGCTGATATACAAGGTACTGAGCGAGTAAAAATAGAATTTGCTTTAGCTACTAAAGAAAGCCAGGTTATAGAATTAAATTTTGTTATATTAGATATTCAAGAATCTGTAAAAAGTAATGAAACCACTAGTGCCACGGTTGTAACTCTTATTGAAGATATAGGTTATTATAATGAAATACAAAAGATAAGTAAATCTTATCAAGGTACAGGTGAAGTAATTATCCAAAATATATTAAAAGATAATTTAAATAGAAATCTAGTCAACCGTTCTTTTGTAAATTCACATCAAAAACCGTTTCGATACATTGCACCTTTTATATCACCTCTTGATGCGGCTAAACAAGTATTAACAAATATGACTACCGAAGCCGGGATGCCGTATTTTTTATACTCGTCTATTTTCGAAAAAGAATATAATTTAAAAGATCTTGAGACAATAATAAGCAATAAAATACCGGCTTTTAATGAAGGTAAGCCTTTTAGATTTTCTCACGATACTTCTAAAACAAGTGACCTTGAAACACAAGCTTTATCAATTAGATCTTTGACAAACCGGAACTTAGAAAATACTTTAAAGCTCGCACAAAAAGGAGCTGTAGGTTCTGATTACAATCACATAAATTTAACAACAGGTAAAATTTATCCGACACATCTTAATTTTGAAGAGAGAATTAATGTTCTTATATCGAATGAAATTATTGACCCCAGTTTTAAATCGATATTAATTGATGGTTCTTTTATAGTTGATCCTGAAAAAATAGATCAAAGAAGACTTGTAGACTTTAATTCAAATAATAAAATAAGTTTAGGAACACACACTTATCCTAATAGCGAATATAATGCATTTAAACAACCTGAATTTGATCAGTTTACCACACTATTAGAAACTAGAAAAAGTATATTAGATACACTAATGAAAAATATATACGAAATATATATTCCTGGTTTATTATTCTCTGCTAAAAATAGTAAAACCTCTGTTGGAAATAAAATCGAAATAGAAATTTTAACAAATGACGACCAAGCAAAAATAGACGATAAAAGATCAGGTGATTTTATTATTTTAACAAAGCGACATGTATTTAACGTACCTGATGGTTTACATAATGTTTCAATGGGTATTAGTAGACTTACTAATCGAAAGGCTAGTAGATGAGTTTTTATGGAGATGAAACAAGATGGTTCGTTGGAACTGTTAAAAAGCATGATCCTGAATCTATTGGAAGATTACAGGTTAGAATACATGGTATTCACGGACCAGATGTTCCGGATGATGATTTGCCTTATGCCCAAGTTTTGATTCCTACAACCGAAGGCGGAGCTTCAGGTCTTGGTAAAATTACACAATTAAAACCAACTGCTTCAGTATTTGGTATCTTTCTTGACGGAAAAGAATCACAGCATCCACTTATATTAGGAAGTTTAAATAAAACAGAATCTCCTTCTACGACTCAAGCAAGTAATGCTGTCGCAAGAGATCAAGCCTATTATGATGCCGATAATATTACAACTGATGCTGTTTATATTCCACCAAAATTAAAAGAAGCATATGGCAAAAATCCTTCTGTACCTCAGAAGCGCAATATTATAATGCAGTTTCTTATTACAAATCAATTTAGCGAAGAAGTGGCTGCAGGTATTATAGGTAATCTTGAAAGAGAAAATTCAAATTTAGATCCAACATATGTTAATTCAAATGTAAATTCGGTTGGCTTAGCACAGTGGAGTAGTAGCGAAGCAAAAGGAAGAAGAGTAAATAAACTACAAATGTATTCTGCACTAAATAATTTATCATACGAAGATTTCTTCGCGCAATTAAGTTTTATAATTCATGAATTAAGAGGAACTGCTAATTCTAGAACAAACGGCGGTGCATACAATACAACCTATAATAAATTATTAGCATGTGATAACTACGAAGGTGGCCAAGACGACTTTAATTCTACTTGGATTTTTATGAATGAATATTTAAAAGTAATTGAAAATAAAGATATTGAAATTGTTGAAAGAGAAAAGAACGCTCGTCTTATATTCTCTCAATGGAAAAATTCAATACAAAATTATAGTGGAAATCAACAATGACAAAGACAAGTCAAGTCGAAACACTTTTAAGTGAAATAAGTAGAAATATTATTTCTAGTACATTAGCCGATGAAATAACTAATCTTACTAGACAAAATTCTATTGCTAATTCTTCAAAGCTTGGTGTAAACATAGGCCAAGAAGTTTCTGGATTTTCTTCTCTTATTGCTGCTATTGATGATGTTATTCCGGGTGTCACTGGTTCTGCACCTATTCAAACTTCAGATGTACTTTCTGTGGCACAGTTATTAAGATCAGGCTCAGGCTTAAACGAATTAAAAAAACAAGTAACTACTGGTAAATCTGATATCGATGCGATTACAGGAAGTACTGCTTCAACACAACCGGCATTTAGAGACGTAGTTATTTCTGCTCCATTCCCAGAAGCGATGGCTAATGCTTTAAAGGTTGCAGTTCCAACAGCCGCGGCTGCTACAATATTAAGTGCGGTAAATAAAAATGTATCTACTAATATTCCTCTTGGCATAGCTACATTAATAGGTTTAAGTGCTATAGATGAAGCCGAAGATCCTGATTTTGTTTCTTCTTTAAGTTTTAATCCTGATAATTTATTGAGAAGTATTATTGGTTCAGCAATTGGAAGTTCAACTACAATAGGAAGCTTACTATCTTCTGTAGCTATTTCTAATATTGGTGCAACAAATGCAGGATTAAATCTTATCGCAAATGGATTTAAATCTGTTATAGAAAATGCAGTTGAGCAACAGTTAAAACCTTCTGAAGGCTCTATTCAGAAACTTGCACAAATTGGTGGACAAGTTCAAACTATTAAAAAAGAAGATCTCGTAAAAATTAATACATTTTTAAGCAACAATAATATAGTAGCTGCTCGTAAAATAGTTAGAAAATATTCTGATTTATCTAATGTTCTAATTGAAGAAGAACTAAGAAAAATTAATAATCGAGCTACTAATAATTTGCAAGAACCAGTAGTCACTACACCAATTGAAGTAAAGAATAATACTACTGATTGGAGTGAAACTAATACTTCAGTAACTTTACTAGGAACCGTATTTAATGTAATTTCTTCTTCAGAAGAAGGTCAAACTATTATTTCGAATATGAATAGAGAATCGACAGAGATTATTATAACCGCAACTGATACTCCGTCTTATGGTTCGCCTTTACCACATCATAAACGATTTGTGGCTGAATATGGCTATGGTATTCCTTATCATTTTTTAATTACGAGACGATCTATTATAACATGTAGGCCGTTAGACGTAAAACCCAGAGTAAAAAATGATTCTTCTTTAGCTGCTCAACATTATACAAATAGCATTCTAATAGCTTTAGAAGGCGGAGCTGATGGCGATGGTACTGCTCACTATACAAATAAACAGATGTCGGCACTATATACAATGACAGATATCATTTTAAAAATAAGACCTGGCATGCAGATATTCGGTGTGAATGATATTACAGATTCATTAGGCTATCCTTATTTTGATGTAGTAAATCGAATAGATGCATTTAAAGATCATCCTTATAGCGGAAACATAAAAAATTATAATCCCTTAAAAGAACCGCCTTTATCTCAAAACGAATTAGTTTCAAGAAGATCTGAAGGAAATTAATATGATTGATGTTTTAAAAAATAAACCAAGTGAAAATACTACACCAGGAAATCATGAAGATAAAGATGGTGTTTTTCCTATTACAGGTTCAGATCATAGTATAAATCTTGAAGCAAGAGGAGGCGGAGAACAATTTAAACTTTTTGTTCCGACTTCTGCAGAAGATTTACCTATTAACATTTCTAAACCAAATCCATCCACATATCCTAATAATCAAATATCAAAGTCTGAATCTGGTCACGTTATCGAAGTAAACGATACGGCCGAAGGTCAACGAATATTGATTATGCATAATAATGGAGGTGGAATAGAATTAAGAGCGGATGGTTCTGTGCTTGTGTCAGCAATAGAACAGAAAGTTGAATTAATTGGTGCAGAACATCATGTAGTTGTAGAAAACGATGGCACTATGATATATAAAGGCAACTTAGATCTTAAAGTTGCTGGTGATTTAAATATTGATTGTTTGAATTATAATCTAAATGTAAGAGGTAATAAGACCGAAACTATTACTGGTTCTTCAAGAACTGATATTGGCGAATCAAAGGGCGAAAATATTAGTGGATCTATGTCTACTATTGTCGGAGAGCAAGTCACTGATACTTTTTTAGGTGGACACTCTCATAATATCAAAGGCACTCATTCGATGAATATTGAAGGAGCTGCTAATTATTTCTCTAGCGATGTGATGCATATGACATCAGATACAAGAATGGCTATATCAACTCCTGATATGAATCTGTTTGCAACCTCTCTTGCGGTAACAGGTGAACAAGGTGTTATTGGTAGTACAGGAATATCATTCAGCGGTAATGGTGCGGTATTCGAATCAGGTATAACTGCACCAACATTTCATGGTGATCTAGATGGTAATGCAGCTAATACGTATGCTCAGTCATATGCTTCGACTGCTACATCTGGAGGAGGTTCTATTACCAATACAGCAACACCTGCTATTACAAAACCAACTGGATCTATTATATCTAACTATTTAGAAAATTCAGTATATGCTATTAAGAAAGTAAAGATTGATGTAGGTAACTTTATTAAAAACTTTATGAATCGTTCTGTTGATTATGGCGGAGTATCTAAAACAAAAATAGACGTAAACAAAGCAAGATCTAAATTAAGAGATCCTGCAAATAGAAATAATACACAATTAGTTGGCCAACTTGTTAAAGAAGGTGTTATTGATCCATTATGGAATAGTCCTACACCAATTAAAATTGGTCGTATGGTCAAATCAGATCCAACACCTCAAATATCTTTTGGTAACGATGTAACGAATCCGGCCGCAGTATATGTTCCTACTTCTATACAAGCAAAAATATATCCTGGTGATAAATTTAATCCTTATAAAA